TAAATCAAAATGCTCGAATCCAATGCCATCAAGAGCCTTAGTCAATGCCTCATACAATTCTTTTCTCATTTTACCTCCTTATTAATCTGTTTTGCCTTTTCTGATCCGAACTCGCTGAAGTACTCTTCCAGGTTGCGGCTGATAGTATCCTCGCAAATCCGCCTTACTTCTGGGGACTCCCCGAGGAACCGTCGCTTCGGTATCTTGATTACCGCACCTACCCTCATAAGCGCCATATGCTTCCAAACCTCTGCATCGGCATTCAGGGACGCATTTTTCTTTGTCCTCCTCATGCCACCATCCTTCTTGTGCTCGAGTCTGCCTACAGCCTCATAGTACCTATGCCAAAAGTAGGATTTCATCCGCTGCGTGACCTTGATCTCTCCACCCTCGTTGTGTATTGCCGCATATGGGAGATCCGATATAAAAGTGATGCTCTTCTGGTCCGAGACAGTCCTTATGCTGCGTCTGAGGTCTCCTGTACCTGTGAGGATGCTGCCCTTACTCAGAGGCGTCTTATGTCTCTGCCAGGCCTCGGTAAAGAAGCCCTGCCGCTGGAAATTCTTATCGAACTCTTGCGAGAGCTCCACCCTTATGTCGGAGAGGATCTTAGCAATTGCTTTATTTATTGTTACGTCTGGCATCGTCTTCCGAGTTCGTGTTATTGATGTTATTGATGAAGTCAGGAGAGAAAGTAGGAACAGGGGCCGAAAGAATGTTATAGAAAGTTCTCTCAGAGATTCCAAAGGTTGGGTAGATGTACCTCCTCCAGATCTCCCTATTGCTGAGTCCATCGGCGACATGCTGTGCGTAGATGTTGCTGATGTCAGCGACTCTCTTCCTGTAGCTTATTCCTCTCCTTTTCTTCATCGTTTTTCAAAGGTGTTTTGCTATTCTTCTTTAGAAACTCTATACATACCATCCAGGGCGTTCTGCATCGGGGCTCTCAGCTCTGGCCTTCTGCGCAGCAGCTCCTCGAAGATGGGCTGCATCATATGGGCACTGCCGTCGATTGCGATATATCTCCCATCCTCATCCGCTACAACTGCTGTGGCGGTCATCACCCTGGTCTCCGGAGGCAGAAGTTCGTTCTGACGATGAAGATCTAATAGTCGCTCTGCTGCAGCCTTCAGATCAGCTTCGTACTGAGCCCTCAATCTGTCATTGATCATGCTATTCTTTGACATTGTTCGTCCCCTCCTCCGGACCATCATTGCTCATTGCTGCAAGGGACAGTGGCAGCGAGTGCTGCCTGCCTTTGGAGTCCTTGTACTTAACAGAGATGAACTGGCATGTCTCAACAGGACGATAGCTGTCACGGATTATCTTCACGCCTTCGCTGAAGATAGGATCATTGAACTTGGCAGCGTACTGCTCCAGCTGGAGCATCGCCTGTGCCTTGAGATTGCCTTTGCGATCCTTTGCGAGCAGCCGCATCACGATGTCATACAACTTGGCGCTATCCTCATCCTTAGCAAGACTGCTGAGAAACTCCTTTACCTTCTCTATGCCGGCATCGACCGTGTCATCCCAGCCCTCATTGGTGCGGCAGCCGACAGTAATCGATATGCCATCTTTCGATGTGAAGGTGTTGGAATGTCGATCGACTTTAACATTATAAAGCGACTCCTTCATCCTAATCAAAGCCTCCGCATCTGCGAATGTTCTGTCTTTCGCTTCCCGCATATTACCGCTCAGGGCATTTAAACGGCTGAAAGTCGTGTCGCAGAACTGCTCGATCATAGACCTGTAGGTCTCTATGTCCTCCTCGCGCTTCCTGCGCTCGGAATCACGTCTCGCATCAAGCTGGGCCTGAAGCTCAGCTATCTCTTGCTCGCTAAATTTACTGATATCCATACTCATTTTGATTTTATTGTTTAACTATTTTGATAATTACTGCTATTGCTATGATGAGCAATGTTAAGATTGCAGAAATCCATAGTGGGCTGAAAACCCACCACCAGCTCCATTTGATGACTTCGCAAAGGCGAAGAATCAGAAATACCAAAAACAGAATTACAGGGAAACTTAACCCTTTAGATGATTCGTTTATTTCCATTATATGACATATTAGTGGTTAAATTCTAAAATTCACGTATGGGCAGACAGGTAATCTTCCACGATAGCGCAGTATCATCAGCAGATTTATCATCGAAGATGATATCACTGACTGCTTTTGAAATTATGTCTGATTCAGTTGGGAGGGCATATTTTTGTGCGTATACGATATCTATCTTGACTCCTTCATCAGATGATACAGAAAAGCTTATAGCTGTGCCTTTGCGGGGCTTATTTCCACGATCCATGAATACAACTTTCTTCCCCAATAGGCTTATCGCTCTCTCCAAATCTGATTTTAGGTCCGATTCTATATCTTGCTCCAAAACAACATTTTCAGAGTCATGCCTTACATTTAATGGCCTTTTTTGCTTGGCGCGTTCCCTCATAGCCCTCGCCAGAGCCCTGTCCTCGCAGGCATCAATTAAAAGCCATACTATTGGCAGGCTTCGCAGGAATCTTCTTATTTTCTTGTTCATGATGGCCTCCTATTCTTTGACTGATACATCCTTGCGTATGCCATTGCATTATTAACTATCGATTCAATGACATCCTCGCGATCCCTCTCGACCTCGGCCTTTTTCAGTCCACCCTTGCGGATGATCGCCTCCAGTTTGGCCGTGAGGTCGTGCAGCTCTTTAATGCTTAGTCTTCCGAATTCCTTTCCAGCAATCTTCGGAGAAAGGCAGAAGGCATTAATGCCGTCCCAATTGTCGATAGTGCTGATGCCGAGGCGGCCCAGCCTCAGCAGCGCACTGCTCCTTGCCTTTCTGAGTTCAATCCGCTCCCTGTCCTCTGCACCCTGTTCGAGGGCCTGGCACATCTCAATATATTCGTTCTCCCTCATTTCATGCAGGTGCGTTGTTCTTCCATCTGTAAATTGGAGCACGAGGCTGTCCTTGTCGGCCTCGGGCATCCGTCTGAGCAGTGTGTAGAACCATCCGTAATTTCTTTTTTTCATACTTTCAACTTCTATATTGTGTTATCTTTATCAGCATCACCGGAGCCATCTTCGCCCCAATAATCTCTTGCCCCCTTATCCCAGATCACCGCCTTGCCGGTTGATCCGATGAATCGTCCCTTGCTGAAGGCTGTGTAGCCCTCCACCCATATCTTCAGAGCTGCATCGTACATGATGCTCTTTGCTGCTCTGCCTTCCGGCTGCCTGCCATCTGCGTGAGAGACCAGGATGAATAGCTTGCTGCGCCAATTTGTCTTCAAAGAGATATACTGCCGGTATGTCAGCCTCAGATATTGAATTGAGTCGATTACGAAGAAATCCTCCGACCGTCTTTTTGCAAGCCTCTCAGTAAGTTCTGACAGAGAGCATGACTCTGCGACCTTGAAGAGGCTTCCGCACTCTTCCATATTAAAACGCTTGAGAGTGTCTTGGAAGCTTACCGAAAAGCCCTCTTCAAGTGAGAGGTAGACACCACGAAGGCCCTTTGCACATAGCTCTCTGCATAGGCTCATCACCGCGGAAGTCTTCCCGTTGCCGGAGTTTCCCCACACGAAAACAACGCATCGACGGTCTATTGTCCCTACGCAGTTCTGCCATATTCCGCCCAGGTCTATCGTCTCCCTCTTGAGCTTGATGATCTGCTTCGCCGACATCGCTCTTGCCATTTTATCTCAGTTTTAACGTTGTTTGTTCAGCGTTCGAAAGCAGTTCAGCCTTACGCAGCTCCTTATGTACAGCCTTGCGTACTCTGCGAAGGTCATAGCCGTACCTTGACGAGTCGCTGACGACACTTGAGACTGCAGAGCGGTCATGTAGCCCGTTAGCCATGCAGATTGCGCCAACCTCCTCAGCGGTCACTCGGCTAAGAGGCACGAAACGTCTCGAGATTCTCGACTCCAGTTCATCATAACCTTTCTTGCCTCTCTCCACACCCCTGCGCACTCTGCGCTCCATATAGGACGTTGACAGGAATACCATTCCGCATGTCCCCTCAAGGGCGTTGTACAGAGAGATGAAATAGTACAGCACGCTATCATTAAGCTTGTCTCCCTCATCGAAGATGAGCAGTGGGGCATCCAGGTCACGAGGTGCCTGATGATTGCGTGCAGGCACTCTCTTACGGTCATCCCTGTCGTCCTCACCCCTGTCGCAGAAGCAAGCTCATGAATAAAGTCAGCTCTGTGCATGTCCTCGCTGCAGTTAAGCATGAAGACATTTCTGTGTCCGGATGCATATTCCCCTGCTGCCGTGCTCTTCCCAGAGCCGGCTGGACTCACTATCCACATTACTGACGACTCATCCTGGGAGTCAGACAGAAACGTCATCATGTCGTTGAAGGCATTAGTTCTGCAGATGTTCCATCCGGAGTCTTTCCCAGCCTGGGACCTGATACGCAGCCACATGTCATCTGAAATGAGATCCCATTTGCCGTTAAGGACACATGAGAGAGTTGCAGCTGACACACCCTTGAGGGCTGCTGCCGCCCTGGCCTGGCTAGGGAACCTCGACACGAAGCCCCGCAGGTCTGCTAAAATTGATTTCTTTGTTTCTTCTGTTAGCATAGCGATATGTTTTATGAATATTATAGTCTGTCTATTGCAGAAATTTCGTCGTATGTCATATTACTCAGAGCTTTGCCGGCCTGGCCCGTCGATGACGGATACACTTTTGACGGTTGTGGTTCAGGTTCTGCCGGCTCTACACTGTCAGCAAGCCTCTCGAACTCCTTTTGCGAGATGCCCTTCAATCCGGGGCTGGCAAGACCATGCTGTTCAGGGGCAACGCCATGCTCCAGCTCAAGGGACTTATTCTCAAGGTACATACGCATCCTTTCGCGCTTCACATCCTCCTGCTCGGCGCGTATGAACCTGCGCTCCTCAGGAGTCTGGTCCTGCAGCGCGCGGTGGATCTGAATGTACGGCTTAGCCATGGTGACGAACTGATAGCCGTAATTCGCATCCTTTACCAGCAGGCGCACCTCCGAGAAGTCCCTTGGATCATACTGGACATAGAACTGACGTCCGGTGTTGCGGGATCTCCACTCCAGATCCGGCATCCCGTCCTCGCGCAGCACCTCGAACTGATGCTTCACTCCGTTTACGACGATGGTGATCCCGTAGTTGGTAAATGTTGAAGGTTTGGCCGTGGTCATCCAGAAAAGATCCCTCCTGATGGACGGGGTGAGCTCCACGCTGCGTGGATTGACGCTCTCCCGATAGACATCCAGCCTGCTCTTGCCCTTATACTTCGGATGCTCCATCCCATTCCACTCGTCACGCAACCTAGGATAGAGTTCAGTCAGCTCCTGATAGGTCGGCAACTTCTCCACGTTGTTCTCAAGGAAGTCCAGGTTCGGCTTGGATCTATCTGCCTTGTCAGTCACGTTGCCTCCGGTGAAGAACCAGTACTTGTGCAGCACAATAGCCTGGAAGCGGCCGAAGATGCTCTCTATCGTCTTGGACGGTGCGTTGTGCGGAGCTGTAGGGCGGCTCAGTTCGGCAGCCTTTCCGAGCCACTCCCTGGCATCCGCCCTCCTCGTGCCGCCCTGGTTGTCATAGACCAGCTCGACAGGCTTGTGCCCGGCGAACTCCAGGGCGTTCCGTACCGCCTCATACATGCTCTCAAAATTTTCTACTGTTGATATGTTGTAGCCAAGCAGAACCTCTGATGCGGCATCAACTACCTCGTACACCTGCAGAGTCGCAGGAACGTACTTCCCATCCTTGAAAGTCTTGTAATATAGGTTGAGCTTCGTTCCATCGCCATACCAGAGGGCATCTCTGACTGTAGGCAGGAGCGTCGCATGCTGTCTTGAATATATCATCTTCGAAGCCTTGTCGCCCAGTTCGGCATCCTTCCATCTCGCCTCCACCTCCGGACGTGAGAGGAACTGGGTGAGCGCGGACAAGGACTTCAAAGGCTTCCAGCCCTTTTCAATTGCTATCTCGTTATACCTGTCGAAAATCTGAGCGGTAGTATAGACAGGCACTCTGCACCTCTTGAGTGCAATGATCTGCCTGCCGGCAGCTGCAGTGATCTTCTGTGCGTTGGAGTTAGAGAGCTTGCCGCTGATGAGGCAGGCATAGCCCTGTGTCTTGAATTGGCGTATCTTCTCACGCAGCCTGGCTTCATTCCGTGGCAGCGTATGACCGTACTCATCACGCAGCCTCTCGCTCTCTGCTGAGATTCCAGACCAATGTACAGGTGTTCCGTTACCGCACAGATGACGCATTGCCACCTGCGTGTTCAATGCCTCACTAAGTCTTCTCAATACTGATGCGTTGATCGTGTACTCCTCGATTTTGTCCTCTTTTAAACTGCACCCGTCAGGGAGGCGGTATTGCGAATAAAATTCGCGCGCCGCCTCATCACGGGTGATGGGATCCTTTTCTTGATTCATAATCTTTGCAGGGTCGCCGAATTTAGCTATGAACTTTGATTTGAAACGCTCCGGAAGCGAGTCGTATGCAATGAGAGCCGGGTGGTCAAGGCCCTTACCAGGACGTAAGATTGTAAGGACATTGCGTCGTGACGTTAGATTTTTATAATTGGCATACGTCATGATGCATTCCCCACCATCACTGGAGGTAAGTTCCGCCACCGTCACCGCTATCCTGCCACCGAAGAGTTCCATATTACGCCTCTGTCATTTTCCTGAGAGCCTGGGCCTCGGACATTCCGCTTGCAAGTGATTGTGCAACCACAAGCACATTCCCCCATGCATTGAGTGTCACATCAGTAAACTCGGCGAGGCTTTTCCCTTTCCTCATAATCGTAACTTTGTTCCCTTGCGATTGCACAAGAACCCCATTCTTAAACTCCTGCACGAAGCCGCCCTCT